CTGACCAACTTCGTATTCTGAATGCCAAGAATTTTGTTGCTGGAATTCAGTCCACATCGAATTCTTATTATACATTTATTGGTCTACCAAATCCAACTGATTACCAATCAGATTGGGATACAGATCCTCCTGCTCCAAAGGATAATCTCAGCCAGGCTGATGATTATTATGACACTATGCTGGCGCTAAAGAAAATTACGCCAAGTGATGCCAGTCAGGTTGTGAGAAAGGTTACCTGGCAATCTGGCGTCACCTATGATATGTGGAGAAATGACATCTCCAGATCTAATCCATCCCAACCATCGGGTGCATTTGATATCTATGATGCAAACTTCTATGTGATGAACTCTGATTATAGAGTTTATATTTGCATTTACAATAATGCAACGCCAGAAAACAACTATAGAGGTGGTCCTTCTCTGGATGAACCAACTTTCACAGATTTGGAACCCAGATCTGCTGGTTCGAGTGGTGATGGTTACATCTGGAAATACCTCTATACTATTACACCATCTCAAGCAATTAAGTTTGATTCAACTAATTATATTCCCGTTCCCAGTAACTGGTACACCAACTCTACTGATGCTGCCGTAAGAGAAAACGCATCAAATAGCGGACAAATTAAGGTTGTAACTATTCGCAATCGTGGTGTTGCTCTTGGAGATGCTAACTCGGTCTACACAAATGTTCCAATTCTAGGTGATGGATCTGGAGCGGAAGCAACAGTTGTTATTGATAACGACTCCAAGGTCGATTCTATAACAGTTTCCTCTGGTGGTTCGAATTACACTTTTGGCACTCTAGATTTGGTTGCTGGTGGTGTACCAACTGGCACCACTGCACCTGTTTTTAATGTGATCATCCCTCCATCTGGTGGTCACGGTGCTGACATTTATCGTGAGTTGGGCGCGTATAACGTCCTGACTTATGCGAGATTTGAAAATGACACTGGTAACCCAGATTTCATTACTGGAAACCAGTTCGGTCGAGTTGGAATGATTGAAAATCCACTTGCAAATGGTTCATCAAGTTTACTGACCTCAGATAAAGCAGCTGCAACTTACGCTGTAAGACTCACAGGTGCTGGTTACAGTGAAGCAATCTTCACTGCTGATACTTATGTGACTCAAACTGTTGGTGTTGGATCAACTGCAGTGGGTAGAGTTGTTTCTTATGACCAAACAACTGGTGTTTTGAAGTATTGGCAAGATAGAACCAATTGTGGTTTTAATTCTGACGGTACTCTGAATTCAGATCCCGTCTATGGTTTCAGAGAAAACAGATTCACTGCAACTCCAAATAGTGGAGATTTGTTTGTTCGTGGTGGTAGCATCACTTTGGGTATCGACACTGGTTTCCAAGGTGTTTCAACAGTAATAAATAACAGAACATACTACTTAGGACAGACATTTGAGTCTGGACTTGCTGAACCAGAAGTTGAAAAGTACTCTGGGAACATCGTTTATGTTGACAACAGGCCATCTGTAACCAGATCTGCCTCTCAGAAAGAAGACGTTAAAATCATCTTGCAGTTCTAAAAAATCATGCCACAGGAAACTAATCTCAACGTTGCTCCTTATTTTGACGACTTTGAACCAACGAGTAACTACTATAAGGTCCTGTTCAAACCTGGATATCCTGTTCAGGCACGAGAATTAACGACTTTACAGTCAATTCTTCAGAACCAGGTTGAAGATGTGGGTAATCACCTCTTCAAAGAGGGAGCTGCTGTCATTCCTGGTGGCACATCATATGAGCAATACTTCTATGGTGTCCAAATCCAAGCAGAATATCTTGGAGTTCCTGTTCAACTTTACTTGGATCAGATTGTTGGCAAGACAATCACAGGTGCAACCTCTGGTGTAACAGCAAAAGTTGTTGCTTACATCACAAATGAGGAGTCAGAAAGAGGTAATTTCACACTTTATCTGAATTATCAGAATTCTTCATCTACAGATGCTGCAACTGCAACGTTTTTGAATGGTGAAGTCCTTCTGACTAACACTGCGATCACCTATGCAACCACCTTTATCTCTGCTGGAGAGGGATTTGCAGCAACAGTTCCTCAGCAAGCAGCAATTACTGGATCTGCTTTCACTCTGAGCAGTGGAGTATTTTTCCTCAGAGGTTATTTGGTTGACGTTCCAAGTCAATTGCTGATTCTGGACCAGTATTCCAGCACTCCAAGTGTTAGAGTTGGTTTGAACGTTTTGGAGGAAATTGTTACCTCTGAAACTGACCCAACACTCAATGATAACGCAAAAGGGTTCAATAATTACACCGCACCAGGCGCAGATCGCCTAAAAATCAGTGCAACACTGTTTGCAAGGCCTCTAAATGACTTTGATGACCAGAATTTCATTCAATTGGCTGAAATTCAGAACGGAAATCTGAGAAGAGTCACCGAAAACACAGAATATAACTTTATTGGTGATGAATTTGCTCGTAGAACCTTCGATGAGTCAGGTCATTACTATGTAAAAGAGCTCGTAACCACTGTTCGTGAGAATTTGAACAATGGTGAAGGAAATAGAGGCATTTATAACGCTGGACAGATCACTTATGATGGAAATGTCCCTTCAGATGACCTCGCAGTCTATAAAATCTCCCCTGGTAAGGCATATGTAAGAGGTTATGAGGTTGATATTCGTTCTTCAACCCTTGTTGATGTTCCAAAACCCAGAACAACCAAAACTTTAGAGAATCAAGCTATCAATTTTGGGTTTGGACCCACTTTTGAAGTCGATAATGTTTATGGATCAGCAACTATTGGTTTTAACACCTCAAACACAATTAGTTTGAGAGATGAGAGAGTTGGATCTGACCCAGAAGCAAGAGCAGGTAAAGAAATCGGTGTTGCTCGCATTTATGACTTCGCTTTGGAGTCAGGTTCTTATGATTCCACCAATCCTGATGCAAATAAGTGGGATTTGTCACTTTGGGACGTTCAAAACTACTCAGATTTCACTGTAAATGAGGCAGTAACACTTTCTACCCCTGTTCACATCACTGGTGAGTCCAGTGGAGCAAGTGCTTTCCTCAAATATGGTGTTTCTGCTGGAACTGCCTTTACTGCTTATGGTGTTCAGGGTGATTTCTTCAATGGGGAGAGACTTCTCTTCAATGGGGTAGCAGATGATAGCAGATATGTCACTGGAATCAGAAATTGGGAAAATTCTGACATTAAGTCAGTTTTTGGTATTGTTGGATCTGCTTCCACCTTTAGTGCTGACCTTGTTCAGAGGAATTTCTATGAATACGGAACTGCAACAATCACAGGTGCCAGCGGTGGCGTTTCGACCGTTACAGTTGCTGGTGCTGTTTTCCCAGGGATTGTCACCACAGGGAACATCGTCTCTTACCAAAGATCATCTCTCACTGATGTATCTTATGCACGAGTTACAACCGTAAACACAAGTAATCTGGTTGTTGAGGCAGTTGAGAGTGTTTCTGGAGTCAATAATGGAGCACTCCCAACTTCTGATGAGACTCCATCCAATTTCAGAGTTCTGGAAACCAAAATCCAGAGCAACACTGGATCTGGCAACAGATCAACCAATGAAGCAATCTTCAGCATCTTCCCAAGAAATAATGTTGAATCTGTTGATCTCACAAACTCCTCACTGATCATCAGAAAGCAATTCACAACCTCAATTGCTAATAATTCAACTCCTGTCATCAATGCAGATCCCAATGAGGTTTTCCTGCCATTTGATGAAGAAAGATACATTCTGATGAGATCTAATGGAACCACAGAGGTTCTGACATCAGATAAAGTCAGTCTGACCAATGGTTCAACATCAATTCAGTTCAATGGATTGGCATCTGGTTCAGATTCAGGCACAATCCTGATTGCAACTCTGAGAAAGAGCAATGTAACCAATAAGGTCAAGACTAAAGTAATTTCAACCAATGTTCTGATTGATAAGTCAGCACGTTCTGCTTCTGGCATTGGTGGAACCACACTGAATGATGGTTTGACTTATGGAGACTTCCCATTTGGAACCAGAGTTCAGGACAGCAGCATTTGTTTGAATGTTCCTGATGCTTTTGAAGTTCACGGCATTTATGAGTCTAAGGACACCTCAGATCCAGAAGCACCTTATTTCACTGCTGCTTCAATGGATGGTCCCAACTCCAACACAACTGATCTGATTGTTGGTGAGACCATTACAGGAACCATTAGTGGAGCAAAGGCAATTTATCTGGTAAGAAAGAATGATGTCACAATCAACTTTGCTTATCTGAATAATGTTGTGTTTGAACCTGGTGAAGTTGTTAACTTCTCACAATCTGGTGTAAGTGCAATTGCAACTAATGTTGTTACACCATCCAAGAACATCACCAACTCCTTTGACTTCAGAACTGGACAAAAAGGAACATTCTATGATTATAGTAGAATTGTAAGAAAAGCAGATGCTGTTGCTCCTGTCAGAAAACTAAAAGTCTACTTTGCCAAAGCAGAATATGATTCTTCAGATACTGGAGACATCACAACAGTCAATTCTTATGATCAGTTTGATTACTCCAGTGAGATTTCTAAGTTCAATAACACAAGAGTTACTGATCTGATTGACGCAAGACCTAGAGTCAAGGATTATACTGTTACATCTGGTGCAAGATCACCATTTGAATTTGATGGAAGAGATTTTGATGGTGGAGCAACAGGACAACACAGTTCTAAGTTTGTTCTTGCCTCTGATGAATCCGTTTCACTGTCTTATGATTATTATCTGCCAAGAGCAGATAGGGTTTGTATTGACAAAGAAGGATTCATTAGTGTTGTTCAGGGAGCACCATCAGACAATCCACAACTCCCAGAGGGAATCAGTGGATCAATGGCAATCGCCAATGTATTCCTTCCTGCTTATCTCTACAGCACAGAAAATGCAAGAGTTGAATTCATTGAACATAAGAGATATCAGATGTCTGATATCGCAAGACTGGAATCCAGAATTGGAAACCTTGAGTATTACTCATCACTGAGCCAACTGGAAACAGCAACTGTAAACTCCTTTGTTCCAGATGCTAATGGTCTGAACAGATTCAAGTCTGGTGTGTTTGTTGATAACTTCACATCCATCCAACCACAAGATCTTCAGATTGGAATTAAGAACTCCATTGACCGTGTAAATCAGGTTCTGAGACCTGCCCACTACACCACAGCACTCTCAATGCAGTTGGGAACAACTGCCATCTCTGGAATTGGAACCTCAACTGATCCAAATGAGGATGAGAGATTTGCTGCAATCCAAGGAACTGGAATCAAGAGAACTGGACAGATTGTCACTCTGGATTACACAGATGTTGAGTTTGTCAAGAATCCTTATGCTACCAGAGTGGAAAGTGTTACACCATTCCTGGTTCAGTTCTGGGATGGTAAGATTGCTCTGGAACCTGATGTTGATGTTTGGATTGAGGTTAACAGAATTGAAGCACAGGACACCCTGATTGAAGGTGACTTCAATGCAACTGCTCAGCAGCATGGGGCAGAGATCACAACTGATGAAGATGGAAACAGAATTGGTGTTGGTCCTACCGTTTGGGAATCCTGGGAGACCACAAGTGTCACCAGCAGCGTTAGTGCACAACGACAAGGCCATGGTTGGTTGGACACTACCACAACAACCACAACACAACAAAGAGAAGGTACTCAGGCAATTGTTACTGAAAGAATTGACACTACTTCTCTTGGAGACAGGCTGGTTAGCAGAGAAATCATTCACACAATGAGATCTCGCAACATTGAGTTTGCTGCTAAGAGCTTCAAACCATTCACTGAAGTCTATTGCTTCTTTGATAATGTTGATGTCACCAAGTTCTGTGTCAACAAACTGATTGAGATTGAGATGATCAGTGGAATCTTTGAAACCACTGAAACTGTTGTTGGCACAATGCCATCAG